AGCTAGAACACATAATTCTAGTGATGAGGCTGTGCCCATATATGTTTACAGCCTCATCACTAGAATTATGTGTTCTAGCTTCATTTTTTAACATGGACCTAGGGACCTCGGTACCCTGCACATAATAAATATAGCGTTTTGGATTGTACCAGCGGTGACATGAAACTTTATAGCCATTCTTCAGTGCCTCAATCGCATGGCATACGTTCATATTGAAGTACGATATATAGGCTTTTTCGGCGACTTTTGCAGGGCTCCAAGATATATAGCCATCTTCGTACCGAACTAAGTATCCTGTGCCTTGTGTATCAGCGTTATCTTTGCATATTACACGGCCTAACAAGACTTCAGCGTCGCTAACGCACATAGGCGTTAATTCGACTATTTTAGTACCTATACAAGTTACCCAAGGTAGATGATCTAGTTGTGAGCTGTCCGCTTTTACTACTTCAGTGTTGTTCATAATTAAGGTCTTGGGTGAGAAGTTTCACTTCTAGTTTTAAAGTTGGGGTCAGTATCTTCTTTAACATTATTTCTAGACATCTGCGCAACCTGTTGACCAATTTGAAATCCCTTCTGATCAGCCTCTTGCTTCTTAGCACCTGCGGTAGCTAACTCAGCTGCTGTTTTTGCTCTAGTCAGCTCAATTTCTGCTTGAGCTGCGTCTTGCTCAAGTTTCTTATCTACTGCTGATATTTGCAGTTGCCGATCTTGTTCAGCGCGTAGATCTATCGCTTTCTGTTTAGCTTTCTCTTCTCTCTCTAACGCCGTGAGTTGATCGTCTGCAGGGTCATAACCTGTTCTCTGTCTCAACGGTTGCAGTAATACATCTTTATTCGGAATGTCAGATAACTCAAAGGCCAAGTTAAGTAGAAGAGGAGTATCTTCTTTATCCGCGGAATTAATGGCCGCGAATAAAAGCTCCATGTTCTTCTCACGCACAGTATCAGTGAGCGGGGAATTTGAGATTTTTAGGTCAAAGGTAGCTTGAGTGATATCATTGCGGACCTCTATCCCATACTCTCGTTCTATCTTTTCGTTAATAGTAATAAATTTCTCAGCTTGCGTTATCGAGTCAGTAACTCTCATAACTCTACGACCGGTCCATGTGTCTTGAATCAAAGACTGAATGAGCTCTCCTAGTCTACGTTGAGAGAATCTAGCATTATCAATAACACTAGCGATCATTACCGACGTTGTTTCTTTTTGTTCGGCAAAGGCTGATCCAGACCTCGTAGGGGCCTTAGCTCTTAAGGTGTCGCCAGTGGCTCCAGAAATTTCTTGGATCTCCCTTTCTGATTGCTCAAGCATTCCCATTTGACTTGGGGCTAAAGCAGTTAGTTCGTCTATTTGAACTTTATCTATCTTACCGTCTTTAGTAATAATCATACCATCGAAACGATTCGCTTCATGGTAAGTTCTCTCAGGATCTTCTACTGAGCCTTTCTCCATCTTAACCCGGCGGCCATTCATAAGGGCTAAGCCTACGGATCTCCGGGTATTAACCTCTTTGTTTTGTTCTTTGATTTGTCTAGGAATCCCGTAAGGAAAGTCAAATCTGTCCAGGTAGGATACAAAGGGGACAAAAGGATACTGGTCATGAGCGTAAGGAGACATCATATCCTGAAGAACTAAATTCTCGAGAATTGTGGTTACCCGCATCTTCTTGACGGTAGCTTGTAGTACCTGGACGGCCTGAGTTATTAGTCTCATTTGCTCATCTGGCCCAAGGTCATCTGTTAACTCAACAGCATATCCACTAGGCATAATAGCGAAAGCTGCGTCGACAAGTTCTGGGTACCAAATTTCTACTGGGTTCACTCTGTTACGGTCTTTATCAATCCAAGTTGCCAAAGATCTTTTATAATCTTCAATAGTATCAGTTATTAAGTCATTGGAGTATACACCATAATTTGCACCGCTTGTCCCATTGGCTAGGGAAGAGTACTGTTCTTCTAAATCCCTTCGCATTTCTGGAAATAGAGCATATAAGTTCTCTATATCAGTCCAATCTTGGGTGAAGACGTAGCGGCACTCATTTTTTTCCATCCAAGGAGTAGCATACTGGTCCCACCATATACTGTACCAGTTTACGGGTTTAATCTGGATTTTTTCTTCCCGTGGATCGGAGTTAAATCCTACACCTAGGCATCCAAAGCCACTGGTTATCTGTTGTTTGAAAGCCCTTGAGAGTTTATGTTGTCCCTTGTTTTGATCAAGAACGTATTTAAGTCCTTCAGTCATAACTTGACCAAGTTCGGTATCTAGCTTAGTACGGCCCTTGGCAGTTATATCAACTTTATTATTTATAAAATAGCCATGTAAGTAATTGAGTACTGGAAATGTTCTATTAATTGTTATTGGTTTTATTCTTTTACTCTTAGCTTTTTGTATTTCGTCGTCGGACCACTGGACTCCGTCGGCCATCTCGCAGTCTTCCCAAGATTGCGAGCGCCAGTCTTGGTGCGAAGACTGAGCTTCATAGACCCATGACAAGAGCTTAGGTACATCAGGTTTATTGAGAGATAGGGACATAGTAGGGTTTATAAAGTATTAGAACTCATATCCTTAGGCTAGTCGGACGACCAAATCTTATTAGCCCAAGGATATGAAGTATTTTATTTAGACGACAAGTACAATCTATGTACTTGTTCAAAGTCTTTAGCACTAGTAAGAGCTGTGTCTATACCTTCGTGCTCCCGAAGGTAACTTCTACAACTCGATACCTTGAAAGTTCTGTTACCTGGAAGTATATTCTCAATTAACGGTGATATATCAGTACAAAGAAAGACATATGGACAATATGCTGAGCCTCCGAAGATACCGTAGACCGAAGCAAAGGACTCATGAGACCTGTAGGACAGTAGTTCGATACGACCCTCATGAGACCCAAAGAAACATTTTAATGAGGCTTCAATCACGCTCATAGTACCAAAAACTGTAACACTTTCAGTTGCATAGTTAGTATCCTGGAATTCCGGGGTGCTGGTGCAATTAGAGGCTTCATTTTTATAAAACCTGAGAGTCTTTATAAGGCTCTTTTCGTATGGAGACGCAAGTCTCTCATCGAATCCTGAGTGCTCGGCATAGAAGGTGGGGCCTCCAGAACTCTTTATGCCTATGGACATAAGTTGAGCTGCCTGGCGAAAAGGAGCTATTACATGAGCTGAAACATAGTATCTGATCATAAGTAGTCATCGTTGTTTGAGCTTCTAGTAAATCCCACTGTCGGGACAGAATTACCGTTTATCCACATACATAAGTACTGTAAGGCGTCGTGTGGATGAGAAAATTTATTTTTATTAACTTTAGAGCTATAACACGGAGCTCCGGACACATGGACTAACTTAAAATGGTATCCGGAATTGAATCCTTTTCTAAGAACTTTACACCTCTTATGCACCTTGAAAGCTGGTTTACCATCCCTAAGCTGCTGAAGAAAGACTCTTACAGATTCCCAGCGTATATCAGGGTCATTAGTGTTCGCAGCTTCTGCTGCGAGTCCCATTTCTTCTAATACTTTAAAAACCGTGGATTCATCAGTATCAGCGCGCTTATGCCCTGATGGGTCACCGACTAAATTCCATGGACAGTCTCTGTACTCACGGTTTAGTAAAGGTCTAAGAGCTTCTCCAACAAACTGTTTAATACCTTGTCCGTCGCCTATAACTTCATGAAGGATATTTAAGCAACCACCAGGAGTTTCTTGGCCTATAACGGCCGCAGGGGTCAGTCCAAAGTCCAAGCCTATAATAATTGGTTGACCTGGGATTACCTGAATTGTTGAGGATGTGTGAATCGTATCATTCCACTGTTTCTCATATACAGGCTTCCCATCGTTGGTATCTCCGTACTCGTTAGCTAGGTTAACGGCTATCCAGTCAGCGTCTTTTCCTTCCATACCGTCTTTATAGTAGTCAGATATCAAGTTGTCAATATTTTCAGCCTCAGGATTTACTTCCCACTCTCCTGACCAGGATTGACGACCAAGTTCATCTTTAACCATTCGTCTGACGACCCCGCCGGGCTGGCGCAAGAACACCCAGCCGTTTGGTTTAACTTCCTCAGCTAATTTGTAGTACCAGGAGTCATCATCAGGCGCATTTGTGTCTCCAAATATACCCCACCAAGTTGGTCCACCGTCTGCTTTTGACGGGTACCGTCCTACACGTAGGTCGACCATGTCCACTGTGGACTTATGGAGCTCCTTAGCCTCATTAAGCCAGGCGCCAGTTAACTGGGCACCTCGTAACTTTTTCACGGCCAAAGGTTTATCCATGGCTATGAAAACTATCTCGGACTGAACTATGGTCACTAAACCAGACTTTTCATCGGTATACTGGAACTTGAGAGTATGTGATGGTGGCGACACTCCACCGCCTTTATACTTTCCAAGATCACCAAAAAGCTCGAGCCAGTCTTTAATAGTTGTAGTTAATAGATCAGGATACGTATTTCGTATTGCATAGAACCTTGTCTTCCGAATACCTTCATGATTAGGCTTTTGAAGGCACATCTTCTTAAAGATCTTAACGCAAGACTCAAATGTTTTTCCACTGCCTAGTGGGCCCATAATGAAGCAACGCCGATCAGTTGAGTCAGAGTATGCTTGTAATACTGGACCTTGGGCTTTCGTGATTAGCTCAAAGCGCATCTTAGAGTATATACTCGTCAGGAACAAAGGACCCTTTAGGCACTATGCCTTCGTTTTCTAGGGTCTCTAAGGTCCGGCCACTTAAGTTCT